TTAGGTTTGGGCATAAGAGCTATATTAGTTGTGGATACATAGCTAATTGTCTTATGTTGTCCTCAAACTTATCTACAATACTTTTAGAGTGGATATATAATAGTTCTGTTTTCTTATTAAGATAAACAGCTCTATCTGTAGTAGGAATTTTGAGATTCTTTAATAAAGGATCCCAATCTCCTCTTCGGATAGTGTCTATTATATATGCCTCTCTTTGAGCACGTAGATAATCTTCTGAAATAAGACCCCACACATGTGTGTGAGGTATTGATTCAGGAAGACAAACAGAATCTAAGAATCTTTCATCTAACATTAGTTGTGTTAAGTAAATAGTGATGTTTTCGGCCATTTGGCCTAGACCATCAGTATACTTCTTTTCATCAACTAAGTCAGATGAGGAGTCTACAAAAGTTAGCATAATAGCTGAAACAAGGACGTTAAACGTCTTTTCTTCATCTAATTTGCTAGCCACGACAGGAGAAATCTCTTCCACAAAAGGAATTAATTCCAGTGCCGGAGCCTTCTTCTGTAAGATGGACATTACTGTCCATGACTTTCTTAAGATTACTGACCACTTAGAACGAATTCTTCGTGGAAAGCCTCTTAAAGAAAGTAACTCCTTATAAGATTCTATACACTCCGAGGCAGAAAACCATCCTTTGCTCACCGCGTTGTCTAGAACCTGAATTTGGCCGGTTATCCGGTTACGTTCAGACCATAGACCACTAAGTGGGAAAGGTGACATATCGTATTCATTCCAATGATATCGCTTTGCGAATTCAAAGAAATGATTACTAATATGTGTCTTCTCCTTTGACCAATGAACTCCCAAGGTACGGATTAGTCGACAATATTCTAATGCTATTTGGCGATTACCTATTACTAGGTCATCTCCCAACATAGCGTAAGGTAGAGTCTTCCAATTCGTTGCCTTGTTTTTACAAGCCTTCCACACCACAAAATGGTGTGCAAGGGTTGTAGAGTTCCAGGAACTATAAGCACCCATAGGGTTTCCAACTTCATAATGTATAATATCATTGTGAAATTGAAATTCTTGGGTCATTATCATCTCCCAGGCATCGGCCTTTTCAGGTCCGATTCTAGTAGATAATAAATCTTTATTAACACGAATAGGAAACCTATCCGTAAAAGCTGTTAAGTCTATTGAATAATAAACTTCAGCATTTAATAAAGAGCTTTTATATCCCGTTTGGTCAAAAGTAAAATCCTGAGGTATTTTCCGTAGTGCCTTAAACAAATACTTATGTATCGGTTTAAGTACACTTTGAGAGTAGTAATCAAAGATTGCTACTTCACGGGTTTTACCTTCCTTGTCAGGAAAACTAATTAGTTTTCTAACTAGTCCTTCTGAACAAGGTAGAAGTCTGGCAATGAAGCCCTTGTATTTAAGTGTTAACTTAATATACGTGGACAATTTATCGCCACCTAATAACATGATAGATTCTATCAAGTCGTTAGACATAGAGAATAAATCGCTTAAACTAAACATCAATGCTTGCCCATTCGGGCCTGCATTAGAGGTTTTGTGAAAGTTTTTAAACTCTATTGACTTCCCAGGTTTCAGCCTCTTCGAATATCCAAGGGTATACCAAAATTCTTCAAAATCTTTGGTCGTAAACGGGTACTCCTTCATTTGTGAAGGGCCTGTTATTGACTGGAGATCAGAAGAAGGTGGTAGTCTGAATCCTCTAGAAATACTGTATACAGTTAGAAGTAGCTTTATAAAAGGTACATCTAAATGTTCTTTACAGTGTACTAAAGGTTTCAGATCCTTGGGCAATCGATGTAAGTCTGAGGAGAAGTCAAGGGTATTATTTTTACCTAAAAGGTAAAATAATAACGCTCTTCTTTCTTTACAGAAACGAATAGCTTCTTTAGGTCCTCTTGACTTGAAAATCTTGAAGATCTTAAGAACTTGACCCCTTAAACTCAAGGGATGCCTGGTTGAGGGTTTAACCCTCTTCTCAAGCCATTTAATAACGGCCTGAGAGAATTTTAAATATTTATTTAGTTCTTTCATGCCTAAAAATGGGTTGATTCAGCCAAACCTATCGGAGTGACTGTGCAGAGTTACCAATCTCTACATGGTATCCTTTTGGATAAACCAAAATTGGACCTCCTTCGGGAGGCATCTCCCC